ACTGAGACGACTGCCGAGCAGCGTCAGCGGGCCGAGCAGCTCCGGCAGGAGCACATGCAAGGCCAGCTCGTCGCGATGGGTACCCAGACTGCCACGGCATGGGAAGGCGAAAGGGCGCGCACGGACCCGGATTGGGCCTTGAAGCAACCGAGGATCTTTGCGCTCGTCGAAAATGCCCTGCTGAAGAACGGCACGCCGAGGTCGCCGCAAGACGTGCGGGCCATGCTCGACACCGTCTACAAGCAGGTTTCCGACGAGCTTGCAAAGCTACGGCCGGCGCCGCGAGCGATGACCGGCCTGCGCGGAGTTGCTTCGCAACGAGACGGCGTGGCTGAGCCCAAGACGGCTCTGGAAGCCGCAAGGCTGGCGCTGGCTCGCTAGACGACAAGGATCTCCCCTGTGCCTTTTACCCTCGCACAAATAGAGGGCGTCGCTAACTCAACTCTTGATTTCTATATGCGGAAGGGCGGCTGGCGCGACCAGCACATCCAAGCCCGTCCGCTGTTGAGCAAGATGCGCGCCAAGCAAAAGACCATCCCAGGCGGCAAAGGCCTGGTGAGCTTGCCCGTCAACATGCAGGTCGAATCTGTCCTGCAGGGCTTCCAGTACGACGACACCGTCACCTACGGCTCCCCCAACAACATCAAGCGCGTGACCGCCCCGTGGCGCCTGTTCCACGTCGGCATCAACATCACGATGCATGAATTACTGCACGACGGCATCTCCGTCGTCGACGATGTCGGTGACAAGACTGTAGAGCACACCGATCGTGAGCTCACTATGCTAGTCAATATTCTTGAATATAAGATCAAGGATATGCAAGAAGGGTTCGAGCGCGGCCTTAACGCTCTCTTCTGGCAGGACGGCACGCAGTCCGCCCTCGCCTTTCCCGGTGTCCAGGGCTGGGTGTCGCCCACTCCGACCGTCGGTGTCGTCGGCGGCATCGATGCGGCCTTGAACGTCAAGTGGCAGAACCGTGCATCGACGGCGATCTCGCTCGGCGCTTCCGCGGCGACGCAAGCCGTGCTCCGTACTCTCGACTTTGAGATCCCGCAGCTAAGGCGTTTCGGCGGCAACCCGAATATCGGCGTCGCCGGCTCGTCCATGATCGATCGCCTGAAAGCCGAATACCGGGCCAACGGCACTTTCACGATGACCGGCTACGCCCAGAAGAAGGATCTCTCCGTCGGGGACATCCAGGTCGGCAATATCGACATCTTCTACGATCCGACCTTAGACGACCTCAACCAGGCGAAGTATCTCTACGTCCTGGACATCGCGCGCCTCACCCCCTTCGTCATCGAGGGCGAGGATGAGAAGGAGCACACGCCGCCGCGGCCGGAGGACAAGTATGTCTTCTACAAAGCGAAGACGTGGGTTGGTGGCATGATCGCAGATCAGCGTAATTGCCACGGCGTCTACGCTTTCCCGTAAACCCATAGCAGAAAGGAGGACTTAAAATGGCTTGGGATGTACTCTCAACAACCGTCTCCGCTGCTGTGCCAAACGGCGGAACGCTCACCTTCGCTTATCCCGCGGGCAAGAACGCGGGCAATTATCGTGGCACTTATGGCCAGGAGATGTACGTGGAAGGGCTGCAGACGCGAGCCTTCTGCCCGAACGATTTCTCGATCTCCTACGGCGCTTCTAACGCCACCGTGACCTGGAACGGCGCAACTTCCATTCCGGCGAACACGACTTGTCGGCTGCAATCCAACTACATTGGATTTCTCGACGACCAACCCCAAAGGCCGACGGCAAACACGTTGCGGACGCAGAATTTCACGCTTGCGTTCGTCGACTTCGGCGCGTTGCCCACTGCCGTCACCAATCAGTTCGCTGCCGCGCAGGCGGTCGGAGCTGCCGGCAATTTGACGCTCGCCGCCGCGGCGAATTTGATCAACGCCATGCCGGTCAACTGTCAGATCGTCTCGGCTTCCGCCGGCGACACCACGCAGACGGCGACCGTCTTCGGCCTCGACGAATACGGTCAGGTGATGACGGAGCGCCTTTCCCTCAACGGCACCACGCCGGTGCTGGGCAAGAAGGCGTTCAAGTCCATCACCCGCATCGCGATGAGCGCTGCGACCGCCGGCAACGTCTCCGTCGGCTTCGGCAAGGTCTATGGGCTTCCCGTCTACTTGCCTATGCCGGCGCTGGCACTCCGCGAGCTCCAGGATGGCGCCATCCCGACGGCGGGCGTCTTCGTCGCTGGTGATAATTCACTGCCCACGAACGTCACGGGTGATGTTCGCGGCACCTGGACACCGAACGCCACGCCCAACGGAACCATCAACTTCAGCGTGGTGCTGTCTGTTCCGACGGCTCGCTACCCAGGTCTGGCCCAGAGCACGACGTAAATGGAAGAGATCGCCACGGCGCTTGTCTATAACGACAACATGTATGTGTTCATGCGCCGTGGCGATATCTACCGAATGATCACCGACGATCCGTCCGGCATGTACAAGGCGGAACGCCTGTTCTCTTTCTACGAGGTCGTTGGCTCCATCCAGCGGCCTTCATCCGATGTCGACACGACCCTGCCGGAACCCATCGTCAAGGCGCCTGTGGCCCCGGAGATCACACCATGAAATTGTACAACGCCTTCGTTCACCTCGTGGGCACCGGCATCAACCACGAGATCGTCAAGAAGGGCATCACGGCGTCCGAGATCAAGATCCTGAAGACCATTCATGGCGAGGATGCCGTGACCGACATCACGCCCGCCAAGAACGAGTTCACCGATCACGTCAACATCGACGAGTTTGCGCTCCCCGAGCAGAAGGGCAAGCCGTTTCAGCTTGCCGCCGCCGAGGTCGAGCGCAGCGAGGACGAGGAGCGGGAGCGCTTAAGCAATATCTATGGCTCCAAGATCATCACGGCGGTCTTCGGTGCTCCGGTCGCCAAGATCATGGACGACATCGTGCTGCCGGCCGCGCCGCAAGGGCCGGCGCCGATCAAGCGCACCGCGCATGGCCGCGAGGTCGTGTCGTGACCGCCATAGGTGAGCGCGTCCAGTATCATCCGGCTGCGGACGAGCCCGCCGGCAGCGACGGCGTGAACCCACTCGCGGGCATCGTCGCCTATGTGCACGAGAGCGGCGCTGTGAACCTCGGTGTGCTCGACATGTACGGGCACATGTATTCGCGCACCGAGGTGCCTGTCGTGCCGGAAACCGAGAAGCCGCCGGACACCGGGAGCTATTGCAGGCTGATAGTAGAGCCGGCCGCAGCCCGCAAGCAGCCGAAGGCCGAGGAGCCTAAACCGGAGTTAAAGCCGGAAGTCGCCAAGCCGACACAACGCTTTCGAGATTGGGTCAAGGAAGGAGAGGCCGAAATGTCATTGAAGAAGGGCACCAGCAACAAGACGGTCTCGTCGAACATCAAGACCGAGATAAAAGCCGGCAAACCGCAGAAGCAAGCCGTCGCAATTGCACTTAGGACGGCGGGACGGCCGAAGCCCGTAGCCAAGCGAGGGAAGTGACATGGCCAAAGAGCCCGAAGCAAAGCCCAATGTGATTGTGCCGCCGCCCCCTGTGAATCAGCCCCATGTGGATGGCGGCCCCCTGCCGGACAGGCCCAACGAGAAGCCGATCGACGTCGTGCCGCCGCCGCCGGAAGTGCCGAAAGAGGAGCCGGTGAAACCCGAAGAGGCCGCGCCGCAGGAAGAGCCGCCAGCACCCCCGCCGGAGCCACCGGCACCGCCGCCGGAAGAGCCTAAGCCGGAACCACCTCCGCAAGCACCCCCGCCACAGGGCAAACGGCGATGATCGAGACGCTCATTCTCCTCGTCGTCTACATCGTCATTCTTGGATTGGTGATGTGGCTCCTGATCTATGTGGTCGACATGCTGCCGCTGCCGGCTCCCTTCGGCCAGGTGGCGAAGGTCGTCATCATGGTGGTCGGCGTCCTCATATTGATCCTGCTTTTGCTGCAGCTGGTCGGCGGCATCCGGCCGCTTAGGCTCGGCTGCGACAGCTTTCCGGCAATCGGCTAGGTGCAGGGAGATCCCGATCCCGCCTGCACCTCCCTCTATTTGTGATGGTTGTGATCCTTGAGAAACCGACCCTTCCTCGAGCTTCGCCAGGGGCTGCGCGACGAGCTCGGTCGCAGCACGGATCCTGCGGTCGGGCCCGACGACATCCCGCGCCTCAACTGGGCCATCAACCGCGCCTATGAGAAGCTGTGGAAGGCTACGGCCTGGAAACACCTCGAATCGACCTTCACGCCCTTCGTCGCCAATGCCGGCCAGCAGTTCTTCGGCCTTCCGGCAGGATGTGATTCCACCCGCATCCTCGAGGTCCGCAATTTCTGGGGTTCCTCGAATACCCCTGTTCCACGTGGAATAGGTTTTCGCGAATACGCGATCTGGGACAGTTACGCCGGGGCACGCGGCGGCAACCCCGTCTCGCGTTACGACATCAAGTGGGTCAACGGCATCGAGATGATGGAGTTGTGGCCGATCTCCAACGACAACGGCCAGCGGATCTATGTGCAGGGCACTGTCGCCATAACGCCGCTCGTCGCCGACACCGACATCTGCCTTCTCGATGATAAATTAGTCGTGCTGCAAGCCGCGTGCCGCTTCATCACCAACCAATTAGTCCTGCAGGAGATGAAGCTCGAATTGTCCGAGCTCTACACCGACGAGATCGCCAATGCGGCGTCAGACCGACGCACAGTCGCCATCAATGGCGAGCTCCCGTCCGAAGTCCCAAATCGCGTGGTGCTGCGCGTGCAAGGTGCTTAGGTGCCATCCGTCGTCGTCGCCGATTTCAAGTATGGGCTCGATCACCGCCGGCCGCGTGCCGCGGCGCCCCCCGGCACCCTCTGGACGCTGACCAACGCCGTCATCAGCCGCGGCGGCGATCTGGAAAGATCCAAGAAGTGGGTGCCGACCTACACGCTCCCAGCCGGTACCTTCGGGCTCTCCAACATCAACGGACAACTGACCGTGTTCGGGTCGGCCAACCTCGCCGGCTCCATGCCGGTCGGCGTGCAGTACCAGCGGCTGGACCCTGGCACGACCATGACACGTCTGCTCAAGGTCACCGTGTTCGCGGCCCAGTACTACGTCATTGCCGAATACAATGACGGCAACATCCACCACTGGTACAACGGCGTAAACATGACGGCCTGGGACGCGCTGTCCGATGCGAATTCCTCGCAGACGACGCTCGCGGCTTACCTTGCGAGCAAGGTCGACGGTGATGCGGCCGTGCACGCGACGGCGTCGGGCTCGGACATCCTGATCACAGCCGACGTCCCTGGTGTCCCGTTCACGGCGACGTCTTTTGTTGCCGGGCCTGCCACGATCACCCTCACGACGCTCCAGGCCAATGTTCCAGCCGTCACCGAGGTACGCTCGAGCGGCACGCTGACCATCACCTCCGGCGTGACTGGCACCTTGACCGACCTCACCATCTCCGGCGTGCATCTCATCACGGCGCCGGTGCCCTACCTCATCGACAATCCTACGACCGCGAACGCCGTGGCGGTGGAGATCACCAACAACACCAGCGCATCCGGCTACCAGGCGTCCGTCACGGGGAACGTAGTGACGGTGTTCGCCGCCACCGGCACCGGCGCGTCGCCCAACGGCCTTGCCATCGTGCCGACGGTCAACGGCGCCTTTGGCACGACGAACACGGCTTTTGCCGGCGGCGTCACCGCCGTCGCCCCAGTTGCCCAGGTCGTCCGCGCCACGCTCGGCGGCACCTATGTGACCAATTCCACCTACACGATCACGATCGCGGCCTCGGTCACGACGAGCTATTTCGCGACAGGCCGGGCGTCCGGATACGGCACGTCCGCCTTCACCTACAAACAGCGGATCTACTTCCCTGCCGGCAACCTCTTGCGCTACTGCGCATTGTCGGACCCGACCGTCATGACTGGCGGCCTTCCTGCGAGCGGTCCGGGCTTCATCTCCGTCGCCAATGATTCCGAAGGCAGCGACCCGATGCTGTGCCTCGCGCCGTATCAAATCTATGTGGCGTTGTTCTCCCGCCGCTCCATTCGCATCTACGACCTGCAGTCGGACGCGACGCAAACGAACTTCCGCAATCCATTGCAGAACACCGGAACGCTCGCACCGAATTCCGTCCTGTCATACGGCAACACGGATGTATTCTATTTCGACGATACGGGTGTGAGAAGTGTTCAGTCGCGCGATGTTATTAACACACCATTTGTCGGCGATGTCGGCTCGCCCATCGATCTGCTGATTCACGATTGGTATTCGAGCGTCGGCGAGGTCGTGGCGTCCCGATCCTGCAGCGCCATAGAGCCGTTGGACGGTCGTTTCATGATGGCGATCGGACCCGACATCTTTACGCTGTCCTACTTTCCCAATTCCAAGGTCACGGCCTGGAGCATCCAGCAGCCGGGCTTCACCGCGACGGACTTCACGGCGAGTAAACGCCAGCTTTACGCGCGCTCGACGATCGGCGGCGGCGCCAACGACACGATTTACCTCTATGGCGGGCTCAACGGGACGACCTACGCCAATGCCGGCGAGCTGACGTCGCTGATCGAGACGTCCTTCGTCTCCGCGCAATCGCCCGACAAGGTCAAGGCCTGGATCGATTTCAGCATGGCCTGCCAGAACGTCTGGGACATCTATCTCCTGGTCGATCCCGACGACGACACCCGGACCATCCACATCGGCAAGATCAGCAAAAACTCTTACGACCTGACCATCATCCCGGCGATTGGCGAATTCCCTTACGTGGCGGTGCGCGCCATCTGCACGGCGGCTGGGCAGGCGTCCATCTCCAACATGACGTTGGGCTACACGGTGGATGAAGAATGATCACCGTCAACAACGCGAGCACAGCCGAGATCCGCGAGGTCTTCGCGAACCTTTCGGCCGTCTCGCGTGCGGAGATGATGCGCGAAGAGGAAGAGCCCGAATTCGAGGTTTCTCACGTCTTTTGCGTCCGCGATGAATTGGGCCCACTCTTCGTCTTCGGGTTCGGTGCCTGGCAACCCGGCGCATGGCGCACGAGCTTCGGCGGCACCCAGCGCTATTTCGACATGGGCGCGGCAGGGGTGAGGCTCATGCAGCGTTTCGTGCGAAAGCTGATGGCTAATCATCCAGGCGACATCTTCATCAGCCGCACGCGATCGACGCACCCGGAGGTCGTCCGCTGGTATCGCCTGCTCGGTGGGCATCTTGTCGGATGTGAAAACGGCCGCTCTACTTTCCGATTTGAGCCAATCCATGATAACCTGCCTTTGGTGCGTAACGACCGGGTCGCGCCACCGGCCAACAAGGGCCGCCCCCATGTGTGACCTTTCCAGCCTGCTCGGCGGGGGCAACGCCCACACTCAACGCCTGATCGCCATCCAGCAGGCGCAGCAGGCCAAGGACGAGGCCGCAGCGCTGCAGGCCCAGCAGGATCGGCTCTACCAGCAGCAGGCCGCCGCGCAGCAGGCGCAGAACGACGCCCAGCAACGGCAATTCGATCAGTCGATGGCCGTCGTCCAGAAGGCGCAGGACAAGGCCGATACCATCGCCACCAAGCGAACAGCCGACGTAGCCGCGAACAACGCTGCGATAGACCAGCAATTCGGCCAGTTCAACGACGATTACTACAACAGCCTGGTGAAATCGTATCAGGACGCCAACGACCCTGCGGTCAAGATGGCAGCGGCCAATGCGCGCGATAAATTGGTCGCATCGCTGGCTGGCCGTGGGCTCGGCGGCTCATCCGTATCGGCGCAGAATCTCTCCGACCTTGACCAGACGACCAACAAGGCGCTGGGCGACATCTCCTCTCAAGGTGCGGATATCGCCAACACCTTGCGCGGGCGGGTGGCGACGACGAGGGGCAATCTTTCTCAGGACGCATTGACCGCGGAGGACCCGGCAGCCCTGGGGGCCACGGCCGAAGCCAATGCGACCGCGCTCGCGAGATCCGGCGTGTCGCAGGCCGGCATCCCGTCGCCGTCCGTCACGCCGGTCGCCGGTTCCACGCAGACGCCGGTTTCATCCCTGTTCGCGTCGCTCGTGCAGCCCTTCCAGACGGCAGCGCTCGCCAACATGAATTCCGGTGTCGGGTTGTCGGCGCCGACCGGTGTCAAGGCGCCGGTGCCGTCAGCGACCGGCTCCAGCTACGTCACGTCGTAAATGTGTGACCCAATCACCTTAGGGTTGCTGGGCGCGAGCACTGCCGCGAGCGTCGCCGGCGGGGCGATGACCAACGCCGCGACCCAGAAGAACAACCGCAACGCGGCGATCGCGGCATCGCAGCAGAACGCCGAGAACTTCCAGTACAACCTCGCCGACCAGGAGCGCTGGGGCGACTACCAGAAGCAAGTCAACCTCGCCAACCTGAAGCAGATCGCACAGGACAGTGCTGCGGCTAACGCCGAGAACGTGCAGCGCGATAAGGCCATCGGCTCATATGACGTCAATCAGGGCACTAACGACAAGACGATCTCGGACCTGATCTCACGTTTCAGCGGGCCTAGCCAGGCCGCCGCCTATGACAAGGCCGCCATCGGGCGAACATCCGCCATCAATGCCAACATGCTGCCCGCGCAGCCGATCACCGCGGCGGAAACCGGCGCTAATGCATCGCCCGCCGTCGCCGAGGCCTTCCGCAATGCTGCCGCGACTGGCGATGCCGCATCGCGCGCCAGGGCGGCTGCCCTTGGCAACCTCGGCGCCTATACCGACACCTGGACCGGCAACGACGCCGCGGTGACGCGGGCCGGCAGCGACATCGCCAACACCAATGCCGCCGCCACCCTGACGAGCCAGATGCTGCCGGGGCAGCAGCAGCTCGCCGGTTTCACGCAGCAGCCGCCCATAGCGACGCCGTTCCCGACCCAGGCGCCTGCACCTCCGGCGCCTGTCTACCAAGCCCCACCAGTCACCTCCGGCGCGGGCGCGGCGCTGACCGGGCTGGGCCAACTCGGCGGCGCCATCGCCGGCTCCGGCAAGGCGCCGGCGATCGCCAACAGTCTGGGTAATCTGTTCAACACGACGACGGGCTATCTGTCAGGGCTCGTGCCGACAACGCCAGCCGCCGTTGGAACAGCCGCTTACGGCCGCGCCGCGGGGCCAATCTGATGGCCAACATCATCGGACAAAGAATTGCGATGCCGCAGATCGCGGCGCCGCAAGCCGCGCAGGCGCAATTGCTGCAAGTGCCGGCCGATGCGCCGCCGGCGGTCGGCTCACTCGGCGGATTGTTCCAGGGGCTGGCGGGGCCGTTCATGGACACGGCGTCGCGCGACTACAAGAACGCCGAGACGGCGCGAGCGCTTCTGCAGGGAAGCCAGCTTCGGCAAGGCATCCAGGGCAAGCAGTCGCTGGCCGATTTCGTCAGGGGCGGTGGCGACATCGCTTCCAACCCGGCGCTTGCCAACGCCATCCTCGGCGACGTGTCGGCCGCGAACCTCGCTGGATATCGCCGGTCCCAGGTCTATGACGACCAGGGCAACCCGGTCGGCGGCGATATCGCAACGCGGGCTTCGCTGGCCGCCGGAGAGCCATTCGCGAGCACCGTGGCCGGCACCAATCAGGCGGAAGCCAATCGCCTCTTGATCAACGATCTGATCACCAAGCGCCAAGCGGCCGCGCAGGAGCGTGCCGCGCAGATCACGGCACAGGGGCGAATTCAGGAAGCCGGCCTCGAGCCGGTTCAAGGCGTCGACGCCAACGGCAATCCAGTGTGGACGACCAAGGCCGCGATCGGTGGCGGCACAGCGCCTGCCGGCTATTCCCCGGCGCAGAGCGAGGACCAGGTCAAGGCGCTGCTTCTCAGGCAGTGGATAGGTGGCGGTGCGCCGTCGGGACCGTCGGCGCCGGCTGCGCCTGCCCTCACGACCACGGCGCCGGCCACCTCAGGCGATACGCTCGACGTGAATGCGCCGATAGCGGCCCCCACCGCGGCTCCGACCGCGCCGCGGCAATCGCGCGACCTGAGCCAGATGCCCTACCCGCTGCAGAAGATCATGGGCATCGCCACGGATGCCATCCCCTATACGGAGGTCAGCACGAATGTCGTCGGGCAATCCTTCGACGGCGGCCGTACCATAACCTTGCCGAGCGGCAAGGTTGTCGATGCGACCTCGGGACAATGGGTCCGCGGCGACCCGACGACCGCCACCGGCGAAGCCCGTACCGCCATAGCCAAGCAGCAGGCGGCGGCCCCGTCGCAATATGCAGGCGCCAACCCGTTGCAAGGCGACATCGCCAGGGCCGCGCTGACCGCATCCGGCCTGCCGGCCGCGGTGCGATCTCATGCCAACGCGTTGGTTGGCGCCGTCACGGGCGGCGCGCTGCCGGAGCTCGACCCGCAGACGGAGCGCGCGCGGCAGACGCTGGCCATCTTCGACCAGACCATCAAGCCGGCGCTTCTCAACTCGGCGGCCAAGGGCTCGAGGGAACAGGCCATCGTGCAAGGCATGCTGCCTTCCGGCAGCGCTTTCGAGAACCCCGAGACGGTGGCGCGCAATGTCGGGCAGATCCACGCCTATCTGCTGCAGCAGAACGGGATCATCCGGAACGTCATCCAGTCGACTGCATCACCGCAGATCCTGCAGGACTACCAGCAGCGCCTGGCAGAGAACGAGGCGGCGCTGGCGGCGATCACGCAAGGCGCTGCTGGGCGAGCAGCAGCGGGGCGGCCGGCACCAGCCGCACCAGCCGCACCGACTGCAGCGCCCACGGCTCCAGCCAAATTGCCGGCCGGCGTCACGGCTGATCAGGCGATCGCCGAGGCCCAGTCCGCCATCAAGGCCAATCCCGCCGCACGCGAAGCCATCATGGGCCGCTTGCGCAACTGGGGCCTCGACCTCAACACCGCGCAGCCGGGCACCACCGGCGGGACTTTCTAGATGCCAGGCTTGTTTGACGATCTGGTCGCGCCCGCCGCAGCTCCCCCGCGGACAACCGGCCTGTTCGACGACCTGGTCGCGCCCAACGCCAAACCCCAGGTGCCGCTGCCGCAAGGTGCCGTCCCAGTGCCGCCGACGCCTGCCGCACAGCCTGGCTTCGGCCTGATCGACGCCGCGGCGCAAGCCGACAAAGCCGATGCCGCCGGCGGATACCAGCGTATCGATCCGCTCACCGACAAACCGGTCGAGCGCCCTTTCGAATTCGGCCGCACCGGCGTGGCGGCGCTCGAGGGCGCCAACAGGGCTGCTGCGAGCATGTTGCTGGCGCCGTCCGCGGCCGGCCACGTCATCGGAGCGCAACTGGCCAAGCTGCTGGGGCTACCAGAACCGTTCGACCAGCCAGCCGCGGCCTACCAGGAGCTTGTCAACCGCGATCCGGTGCAGCCGGAGAATGTCTTCGAGCGGGGCGCCATGCGCGGTGGCAATCAGGCCATGCTGAATCTGCCATTAGCCGCCGCGGCAGGCCCGTTCGGCGCAGCGCTGACGGCATCGCGTACGATGCCTTTCTACGAGATGCCTGTCCTGAAACAGGCGGCCACGACCGTCGCCGAGACGGCCGCGGCAAAGCCCGTCGGTTTCGCCGCCGGCGACGTCGCTGCCAATATCGGCTCCGGCCTCGGCGCCGAGATCGGAAAGGACAATCTCGGCGTGGCGGGCGAGACGATCGGCGGCGCGCTCGGCGGCGTCCTCCCAGCGGCCTATCCGAAGTGGATCAGCCCGACCGGGATCATCGCTCGCACTGTCGCCAAGGTCGCGCCGGGGATCGTCGATGCCGCGGCGGGCATGGCGCCCGGCGTCGCCGATCGTGGCCTGGCCGCTACCCAGTATGCCAACCGCGAAGGCATCTACGCGGACCCCTCCATACCGAACCCGAATTCCGGCAGCTGGATCAAAGAGGCGCTGGCCGCGGCGGCCGAGCGCCAATCGGCGAAACTGCAGAGCCGTGTTGCCGGTAACCTGGGCCAGGCGATGGCCACACCGGGCGCGCAGGCAAACCTCGACGAGGCGCAGGCATTGAGACAGGCGATTCCCGGCTTCAACCCGAGCGTCGCCAAGTCGATGAATTCGCAACCATTGCTCAATATGGAGCGAACGTTAGGCGAGAAGGCAACCGGAGAGGATCTGACGAACCTGCGCGGGCAAAGCGCCGCGAACGCAGCCGCCATCGATGCGTTCGCTGGCGGCCGTGTGCCGCCCGTGCAAGGCGCGGCTCCCGCCGACCAGCAGGTCATCGACCTCTTGACCCGGCAGGCGCAAGCCGCCGACCGTGCCGCGGCACAAGGTCCGGCCGGCCTCGAGAACCAGATCCGCGATGCGACGGCGGCGTTGCCGGAGCGTTCGACGATCGAGACAGGAACGCAGATTCGCGGCGCGACGGACGTCGCCGAACGTGCCGCGAATGCCGAGGTCCAGCGGCTGCGTGCCGCCATCGATCCAAGCGGCACCTTCCGCGAGCCGACAACGAGCCTTTACAACGCCATCGTCGGCCGGCTGAACAACCTCGGAACCGACCTGACCAATCCGGTCATCCCGCCGAAGGTTCGGGAGATCCTGGGCAACGCCCGGCCACAAGCTATCCTCGACGCGCAAGGGCAGCCGGCCGGGCGCGTGGCGCCGACCTACGACATCGACAGCCTGCTGACTGCGCGTCAGCAGGTCGGCCAGAAGCTCCGGCAGCTGGGCCCGGTTCAATCGGTCGAGGCGGCCGATGCGCGCGCTGCGCTTGCCGCGACGCGCGATGGCATCGACGCCGAGGTCGCACGCATCTCGCAAGCGCCGGCACCTGGTCCGCAAGCGCCGCAAGCGCCAGTGCTCGGTCTGCCAGCGCCGCAAGAGCGCATCTCCGGCCCGCAAGCGCCTGCAGCCGCCGTCGATCCTATGCGGCAAGCCGGATCGAAATTCGCAACCGATTACTTGGCCAGACTGAAATCGGTCAGCCCAGAGGATTTGCAGAACCTGATTGCCGATGCAGAAAAACAGGTCGTCAGGCACGCGAGAACCGAAGCGGAAAGCCAGCAATACCGGCAGGGGCTGACAGACGTCTACAGAAAGGCGCTGGCGAACGCCCAGGGCACTCCCGCGGCTCCGGGCGGGCCAAGTGCACCGGCCGCAATGCCGATCGCCCGCGGTGCGGCGCCTGGCGCGCCATTGCCGCCCGAACAGCCGAGCACCATCCAGAGCCGTCTCGCCGACTATAATCGCTATTACCGCGAGCAATATGTGCCGCGTTTCCGGCAGGATCTCGGCGCGGAGCTCGGCGCAACCCGCGCAAGCGGCCAGGAGGTCATCAAGCCGGAGGACATCATCCCTCGCCTGCTTGGCCCCAACAACGCTTCCGAGATGCGCCAGTTCAACCTGATTCACGGGCAAGACGCAGGCGCGCGCGACACCGTCATCAATGCGGCACTTGACGACATCCGCCGCGGCGTCGGCCCCAGCGGCGTGATAGGCCCCGACGACGTAGCCAAATGGGTCAGGTCGCATTCGCGCGTGCTCGACGAGGCCCCTTGGCTAAGAGAAGCCGTATCGGCGCGAGATCCGGCCGCGCTCTACCAGCGGCTGGGCGAGGCCGAGGCGGCGCGTCGGGCCACTGCCGACGAGAACCTCACCAGTATGCTCGGCAAGCAGCCGCATGAGGTCATCGATGCCGGATTGAAAGATTCTCGCGTCATGCGCCAGATCGCCGCCAATGCGAAAGCCGCTGGCCCCGACGCAGAAGCCGCATTACGGCGCGCCGTCTGGGAGCGGGCCACCGGCGCCGGCGGCGGCACGGCCAGCACCCTCCCAGACCCGGCCAAGCTCCGGCAGTTCATGGCGGACAACGCCGTTTCGCTCAGCCACGTGCTGACGCCGGAGCACATGAGCGACCTCGAGACGATCGCGCGAGCCGCCGAGGTCGAAGGCCGGCTACCACCTCCCAAAGGTGCCGCCGAAGCGCCGGCGACAGTCTCATCGGCCGTCGAGGGTTTGACAGGCTCCGGCATTCCTTCCGTGCTCAACAAGGCTTTCGCCTTCATGAGCGGGCGTGTCCCGAAGGGCTACCTGTCAGCCGACATAGGCCTGCGCGTCTTGAACAACTTCAACGAGAAGGAAGCCGCACGGGCCTGGCGCGAGGCGCTGTTCAACCCCGACGTGGCGCGCACCATCGCCGACGGCGTGCGCAACGGCCGTGCGACGCCGATGCAGCAGCAGAAGCTCAAGAGCTACCTGCTGCAGGCGCCTGGGAACGCGCTTAGCGACATCAAGCGCCGGCAAGAAGAGAACCAGCAGGAACAGCCCTGATGCCTTACAACCGAGATTTCTTCTTTTCTTCAGTGAGGGAGAGCCTGTTCAATGGCAAGTTGACCCAGCGCCAGGTGGACGGGATGAACTACCTGCTCGATCAATGGGAGAAATATTTCGAGAAGAAGGCGGCGGCGAACAGCCACAACTGGCTAGCTTACGCATTCGCGACCGCCTTCCACGAGACGGCTTACATGATGGTGCCGATCGAGGAATACGGGCAGGGGAAAGGCAAGTCATACGGCGAGCCGACTGGGCCTTACAAGCAGTGCTATTACGGGCGCGGGCACGTCCAGCTCACCTGGGAGGCGAACTACCAGAAAGGCCAGGATGCGCTCCTGGCCCACTACAAAGTCGACGCCCCTATGCATCAATACCCGCACCGCATGCTCGAGGACGAGACGTCGGCGCTTGTGCTCTTCGACGGGATGATTGGGGGGTGGTTTACGGGCGTCGGATTGCCCAAGTTTTTCGACCACGCGAAGAAGATCGAGGACGCCTACAATGCGAGGAAGATAGTCAACGCATTGGACAAGGCGGAAACAATCAAGGGCTACTACACAAAATTCAAAGCCGCACTGAAACCCGATGCGGCGTAACAAGGAGAACTAGAAATGGCTACGATTACGGTTAAGCCTGGCCAGACAGTCAATATCCTTGGAGTCCCAGCCGACAGCCCGCTCCCGCCGATTGTTCCCGGGCCAGTGGACCCTGGCTACTCGCCGCCGTGGGCGCAAGTGCCCCCGGGCGGACAGGGCGGCGGACCGGTCGACCCCGGCTACTCGCCGCCGTGGGCGAGGCCGCGGCCGCCGGGCGGACCCGTGGACCCCGGGTACTCACCGCCTTGGGCACAAGTGCCGGGTGGGCCGGTGGACCCAGGCTACAGCCCGCCATGGGCGCAGATCCCGGTCGGACCTCCCGTCGAGCCGCCGACCGAGCCGCCGCCCACCCAGCCCCCGCCGGCAACGGATGCCGGGCATTGGGTATGGGCGTGGTCGCCGCAGGCCAATCGCTGGGTCTGGGTCCGCGTGCCGGGCGAAGGCGAAGCCGCGCCAAAGACACCGGCCTAACGGCTTAAATCACATGGCAGGCCCAGTAGATACCGGTGCGAAAGTCGCACTAGGGTTCGTGGACTCGATGAAGCACGAGCCGTTGTCGCTCGCCTTGGTCTTCATGAACCTTTGTCTGCTGGGCTTCTTCTACTTCATCCTCAATCGAGTGGCTGACCAACGCAAGGAGGAGGTCAGCTTGCTCTATATCGACAAGCGCGAGACGCGCGAACTCTTGTCGAAGTGCATCGTGCCCGAAAGGCGAAGCGAGAGATACAATGGCGGCGATCAGGCCGAGCTGCAGCCAACGCCGAAAGCGAAGGGCACACCTGTGGTCCCTCCCCCAGAGGACTTCCGGGCGGAGCCGTCAACCAAGGACTAAAGGGATGAGCACCCGGAACCCGGTCATGCACGAAGCGCAGCAGCGCCTCACCTGGCAACCATGGCGCAAGGAACCTGACCCTAAGCCGTCGGCTCCCGACCGGGTTAAGCAAGGCCTCGATGCGCCGACCGAGATCACGCCCGCCGATTCAGTGGCTATCACCAGGGCACTGCGACAACATGAAAGGGGATAACCACGACCCAAAGTTGATATTTGACCTCTTTGCCTTTATAAAGCGAGAGTAACGGTGGGGGCACACTCGAAACACTAGAACGCCAATGACAGTTCACGTTACATCCCGCAGACCCGAAATCGATAACCGTCAAGCACGGCTGCTAGAATTTGCCAAGCGTCTTCAAAGGGCTCAACTCGACAAGGGCATGACGCAGGCCGAGCTCGCTAGAGCATCCGGCCTCGGCGAAGACAGCATCTCCGGCTATATCCGCGGCCGCACCCTCCCCCGACCGGCCCAACTCCAAAAACTATGTAAAGTTTTAGGCGTAGAGCGCGATGCTTTGCTGCCGCCTCAGCCTGTGGAAGAGATCGCAAGCCATCGAAAACCTAGTTTAGATTTTAAAGACTTAGGTGATGGTAGGGCGTGGCTGTTTTTAAACCAAGCGGTCGATTTCAGTACAGGTTTGAAAATCATGCAGCTTTTAAACGACCAGTATGGAGAACTAAAACGAAAGACCGGCTGATGCGCTCGGGAGAGTTTGCCAAGCTTTGTCACCTCTCGCCAAGAACTATCCAACGCTACGTCGAAACCGGCCTACTGATCCCCGCCGGCCGTACTGAGAGACGCCAATCTCTATTCAAGCTTGAGCAGATCGAGGAAATCACATGGCTCGTCCGCAGCGCAAGGTACCCTGGTTTGAAACCCGTAACGGCATCGGCTACGCCGCCTGGTATGACCCGCAGGCTCGACGGACAAAGCGCGTATCGCTACGCACTGACACGATTGAAGATGGGCAGAAAGCCTTCGCGGCGTTCCTGAGCACGGGTTCAGGCTACATGGCCGGGATGCGCCTAGGCGATCGCATGACGGTGCGCCAGGCGTTGATGACGTATGAGAGCGAGCAAGGGCCGAACTGCGTCGACCGGAAGACGATGCGATCCCGCGTCAAGACACTGCTGGCCCATTTCGGCGACGAGCCTTTGGCCGACGTCGACATCCCGCGCTGCCGGGTCTATGGCGCGGTCAGGGCCGCCGACGGCATCGCGGTCATCACCATCCGGCGTGAGCTCGGCATCCTCCAGGCCGCGGCCAATCACGCCAAGCGATGGAAGCGGATCGGCACGCCGGAGAGCCCTGGCCTGCCGACGATCGAGCTGCCGGCGGCGCTGGAGCGGGCCGGAGAGGCCCCATGGATCACTAAGGCGGAACTGGCCACGGTGCTCGATGCAGCGGAAGGCCGGCTGCACGACTTTATCGTGCTGGCCTACTACACCGCGTCCCGTCGCAACGCCATTGAGACGCTGCGTGTCGAGCAGGTCCGGCTCGATCTCGGCCGCGTGCACTTGGCCAAGGACGGGGAGCGGAAGACCAAGAAGCGCCGCCCTATCGTGCCCATCTTCCCCGAGATGCGCGAGGCGCTGGATCGCCGCATCGCGGCCGCCGAGGATGGCTGGCTCTTCGGCCGCAGATGGAAGGCCTATGAGCCTTTCGTGAACCTATTACGGCGTGCCGGCATCACCAACGGACGCCGTCACCCGCACGTGCTGCGGCACAGCCGGGCCACCCACCTGCTGCTCGACGGGGCTTCCATCTACGCGGTCGCCAAACTGTTGGGCGACACCGTGAGCACGGTCGAGCGGGCCTATGGCCACTGCTCCGTCGAGTACCTTTCACAGCTTGGCCAGCAGGCCGCGTAAGCTGGCGCGTCAACCTTGATGGGTGTCGGCATTCTTGATTATCAACCCCAAAAAATGTAACGTTTTCAACGAACCGAATTATCAAGAAATGCCATTCGATGTTTTCCTGAAGCGTTACGATATAGATGGTAAGCCGTTGAAATGACTAGACTAGATAGGCCTTGAAAGGGGATTCTGGTGTGCTAACAGGAGCGTTATCCCGTGCGAGCTTCGAGCTTGGCGAGAAGAGCGCATACCTGCGCTCGGACCATGTAAAGAGGCGACTGCGAAACAAGATCCAGCACCGTCTCGCACTCTACGAGTAGCGCCTCGAGCGACGCATCGATACGCTTCAGCTCGATTGTGTCGCTCTGTGCCGCGAGCACGAGGCGTGCGGCATTTAGGACGGCAATAAGATACGGATCTTCTCTCGTGTCAGCGTTAAGATCATAAAAGTCTAGGGCCTCTTTCAGCGTGACGAGGTCAATCATTTCCGGTAGCGCTCCCCGGCCCAGGCGCTCGCGGCGATAGGCAACCCGAAGGCCCATTTCGGAATTTCCGTCATAATTTTTTCAAAATTTTGTAAGGTTCCGAAGCCAAGCGGCACCTCGCAAACGACCTCGTCATGCACCGATAAGACCACCGGATACCCTGCCGCCTCCAGCCGTATCATGGCCTCTGCCATGATGTCCCTCGCGACCGCCTGGGTGATGTTCTCGGCCCACAGCCCGCCATAAGCATACTGCTCGGTCCACTGCTTCGTGAACGAATCTACCCCCTTATAGGCGAGCACCCGGCGGACCACGACGTCCCCCTCGTCGTCGACCCATGGCATCGCCTTCATCGCGAAATGCGGAAAGGGGTAGCAGAGCGAGCGGCCGCTCGGCAGACGCACCCACAGGAACGATCCCGACTTGCGCATCTTCACCGGCTCGACGTAGATCACCGGGTGCTCCTTTAAGGCGCCCTTCTGGCCGCGGGGGTTTTCGGCGTCGCGGTGCAGCACGTCGGTGTTCGAGATGGCTTCCATGGTGCCGCGCTCGAGGTCCTTCCACCATGAGGTGGTCCCGTCATGCGCGGCTCGCCAGCGCCGCTTGATGATCTCGGCCGTCACCCAGGCGCGCTCGCCCATGCCGCTCTGTTTCCCCCTACTTTCGTAGGCGGCCTGCGCCTGCTCCACGAGGCCGGGCGATGTAGCGGTGATCAGCTCGTAGCTCTCGGCAATGTCGACGCCATAGGTTTTGGCCATGGCGCCGAAGGCGCCGGGCCCGCCCTGGTAGCCGAGCGCGAGCTCTTGCACCTTGCCGATCTGCCGCTGGGCCTTGGTGACGGATTCCGGATCCACGCCGAATGATCTCCCGTAGGCCACCTGGTACAGGTCGGGGCCTTTGCCTTCGTCGTAATCCCTGAAGGCTCTGAGCTTCCAGTTCTCCCCCGCCAACCAAGCTAGCACCCGTCCCTCGATATTGCTGAAATCGGCGGCCATCAGGCGATGCCCTTCGCGGGCCCGGACCATGCCGCGTATGCAATCGCCCACCACCGAAAGCGGCTGGTCATAGACCGTCTCGATGAGGTCGAGCGAGCCATAGCCGACGAGCTCGATCGCGGTCGACACGTCGTCGCTCGAGGGCCTCTTCAAATTCTGCGGCTGAAACCGCCTGCCGCCCCAGCGGCCGGTGGATGCCGCGTGAAACTGTAAAAGGCCGCGTGCACGACCGTCGGCGCTCATGCCGGCCAATAGCGCATCGATCTTGGCAACCGAGGTCTTGGCCGTTGCGGCCCGCAGCTCCAATGCTTCTCGCACGTTTGGCGCGAGGTCATCCCGCGCCAGGATCTCGATAAGCTTGTCCTTCGCCAGGCTATCGCCGTCGCCGCCATTGCCGCGGAACCACTTCGCCAACCGGCCGACCTCAGTGCATTTTTGCACCTCGCCGGCAGTGACGATTTTCATGCGCGCATCGGCCTTGACCGTCGCGGCCTTCACGATCGCCTTGGCGGCCTCGCAGAGCGGCACGTCGACCTGCACGCCACGCCCGTTGATCACCTGGTCCAATCGCCACAGCGCCTGCTCGGCCTCACTGAGCGGCATGAGCCTCTCGTGCAGCATCCGTTCGACCTCGACGTCGGTGCGGCAGTACTCGTAGAGCCGCTCCAACTTCTCGGAATCCTCCCACCACGTATAGACCGGAGCGTCATTTTCCATGCATGGATGCGCGTGCGGGTCCGGCCCTAATACCGATCGCGGCCGCGCCATGCGCAGCATCAGCCCCCGCCCGACCATGTCCTTAGGGATGGTGAGCGACAGCGCCGCGGCGCAGTTCTCGAGCGACGCCGGCAGCGCCATGGCCAGCGCCATACTCATGGTGCAGCGCCATTGCTCTGGATTGGGCACTGGCCAGCCATAGCGTGGCGTGAGGATGTGCTGCCAAATTTGCATCTCGAAATTGGCGTTATGCGCAACGATCGGCCAGCCACGCCGAACGAATTCTCCTATGGCGATCGGCGGCGTATCGGTTCTTCGCCAAAGGAACACATCCCCGTCGTCGATCGCGAACGCTGCGCATTGCACATCGGTCGTCGGATCTTCTGCATAACGATAGACACCGGCGGTCTTGAGCTCGACCGTGCTGCGTGTCTCGAAATCGAGATGGAGCGTGTGGGTTTCAGGCATCAGCGCGAGAACCAGCTAAAAGGCTGTATCGGCACTTTGCGCAGCATACGCGAATCCGGCAACGGAAGCTCGACCTCCGGCGCAGGCTTGTCGATCGGCAGAAGCTCGTCCTCGCTGGGGATGCGCTCCTCGATCCGCAGCCGGTCCTGCTTCTTGGCCGCCTCGACCTCTACCGGGTACGCCCTGAAGGTGACGCGATGATGCCGGTGGGAAACATACTGGCGAGGGGCACGCACCCACACATAGCCCCTCGCCAGCCGAGAGCGTTTGTTCACACAAACGCCCAAGCTCAAACGCTTGATGTAGCCGGGCCCACAACGATGCGCGTGACGCGCATGGCGCGCTTCAGCCGGGCCAGCAATGGCCAACAAGACGACCAAGAAGACAAAACACCTCAAGCGTTGCCCGCCGTTAACCTTGCTGCGTCCCGTTCTCCCTCCGCTTTCGCGAGGGCAGCGGTGAGTGCTTGCGCGGCCACGCTGTCGCTAGAGTATCCTTGAGCCCAATAAGGTCGTAGCGTCTCTAGTGCAGCTATCCTTTCCTCCGCCTTCGCGAGCGCGGCGCGCAGCGGCTCGATGTGCTCGGCGATGATGCGGTCGGCTGAGATTCCCACTTCAGCCACACGTCCGATCCCGCATTCTTCGTGAATGATCCGCGCAATCGCCTCTCGCTCTGTGGGGGCGGTCATGAGCCTACCTTTAATGTTCTCAATAAGATGATCTCGCTGATGATTTGAAGTTACGCGAGCGGCTTGTGCCCAAGTTTCTCGCTCTGTGGGGGCGGTCATGAGTGTTCCTCACTGTCGGCTGCGCACCCGGCGATAATGTTGCGAGCCTCGGCGTTGTCGCCATAGTCACAGTCGCCGCACTTGGCACATTCGTAGACCGGAACGGAGCAGCCGCCGGCGACATTCTCGCAGCCACAATTACACCCGCCAATGTGTGCCCATCGGTGGCCCACCTCGGCGCATCCAGCTTGCGCGATCTCTCGTTCAAGCTTCGCAACTTCCGCCCGCGCCGCTTCAAGCTGTGCTGTGCGCTCGCTCATGCCTCGAACACCTTCGGCGTCTTGACCTCGTCGCTCACGTTCACGCACTCCACGAGCTTCCCTTTCCGATAGACCTTCCAGGCCGCCACCCATAAAGGCGAGACGACATGGGACTGGCCCCATATCGTCTCGAGCATCGCCTTCAGATCAGGCCCAACGCGTGCAGGTACATGTCGCGGATCTCTTCGTTCTCCCGCCATTGGTCGATGTCCTTGCGAATGGCGATCATCTGCCGGATGGCCTTGGCGTCGAAGCCTTGGGCCTTGGCCTCGGCCATGACCTCGCGGATGTCGCCGACGATCACGGCGCGCTCCTCGACGAGCTTCTCGACGCGCGTGATGAAGGCCTTGAGCTGAGACGCCGAAACGGAATTACCGCCAGGCGCCGCTCGTGTGTTCTCTGCAGTGGTCATCTCTCACCTCTTACGTGTACAGGTCGTCAATCGATGCCGGTTTTCCCGCTTCGCCACCCACGGATTCGAACTCGTCTTCCGCCGCGGCCCGCACCCGCCCGACCGGGTCGGCGTGGTCGAGCAGCTGCACGTTCTGTAGCCCTAAGCTAATCCCCTTGCCGCCGGTCTTGTGGTCATAGGCAAACGGCCGGATGGTGGCCCGGGCCCAGCGGCCGGCATAGACTTCCTCTTCCTTGTCCTCGCCGACATTGGTGCGATCGGCGCGGATGACATTCGGCCGGTCGTCGCTCGCTGTGCGGATGAACATCTCGTATTCATCGGGATCAAATCCCATGTTCGGGTGGTCTTTGACGAACAGGAACGGCTTCTTGACCTTGTTGTACTTGGACTTGTAGTCCGCGCCCCAGCGGTCGACCGCGCATTTCTCGACGGCCTCGGCCAACACGCGGAGGTCGGCTTCCTTCGGGAACACCAGGCTCAATTTGTAGCGCGCCTTCTCCGGATCGGTCTCGCCGGCCGGAAGGCTCTTCTTGTACAAGGACGGATAGCTCATGCGAGCTCGCGCCGTGATCACGTTGCCGGAAGAAGCGATAGAGCAGTTGTTCATAAGGTTCGTGGTCATCGATTGTACTCCATTTACTCAGCGGCGTTTCAATCCACACTCCCACGGGGGGAGTGACCAGCACTTCTTACGCAAACTCAACAGCCGCGTCGGCCTTCACGGCCGCACGCGGATCGTCAGACGGTGCGAGCACCGTGCCGGTCGATTCTTTGATCACCAGAGGTGACAGAAACTTGGCCCGTTCCGCCTTGTTGCGGCCCGGCACGAACCTCTCGACTTGGGCCGGCGAGACGAGCTTGCGGGTATAGAGCTCCTCCTCGGCGACAATGGCGATAAGCGCAGCCGCGGCCTCGTCGTCTTCACGCCATTTACGGTTGGCTCTTTTGGCGACCAGCTTCCAGCCCGGCGGGCATCTGCCTTCGGTGGCTTCGGCGTGAGCAAACTCACGCACGCGCCGGCACCACATCTCGATGAAGTCGACCTCGGCCAGCACCCCCGCCAATTGGTGAGGGGTCAGGGTTGTCGGCTCCGGCGGCGGGCTTTGTTCATCGAAGTCCGCCATCGCCTCGGTCAGCGCCTTCTCGCGCAAGGCCGGGCACACCGGGGCCGCCTTGCAGAACTTGCACCACTCGCCCGGCACCAGCGGCGCGGTGGGTACCTGCGTGGCCTTGGCGGCCGCCACCAGCGCCGTCGCGAACTCCGCGAGATCCGCCACGTTGGCCGTCCATTCGCGCACCGGTCCGCGCGGATGCGGTGCACGCGGTTGAATGATGGCCACCGTCACGAGGCTGACGCCGCGGTTATGATAGCGCTCGGCCGCGCCTAGGGCATAGGACATCGCCTGCGGGTTTTCCTTGGGCTCGATGGCAATGCCGCGGCCGTACTTGAAGTCGGCGACGACTAGGTGCCTGTGCACCGCCGAATAGAGAAGTGCGTCGGCGGTGCCGCCTTCCATGCCCTCGATGCCGAAATGGGCGAGCGACACATGCGTCTCGAAACTCTTCTCGTAACCCTTGAAAGGAGGACTGAAGACGTAATCGAGATAGGCCTGAACGCCGTCGGCCATCTCTTCGTCGACGATGATCGTATCGAAAACGGAACCTGCGGCGACATGGCCGGGCTTGCCGATGTAGTGCGCGGCATCGACGTGACTGTCGATACAGAGCTGCGCCAACTCGTGCGCGACGGTGCCTTCGCGCGCATAGGCCGTCTCGCGATCGGGCAGCCCCGTCTCCATGCGCACGCTGCCAGGGCAGGCCATCCAGCGATGGGCGCCGCTGGGGCTAAGGCGCGCATGAGCTCGAGTGGAATGCGCCTCGGTCATTGGGCCCCCTTGCCTGCCGCGCCTTCAGCCACATAGGCGGCGCACGCCGCCACGAAGCCGGCCCTTTGGGTATCGGTCAGCTCGCGGGTCTTCTTGACGCCGAAGCCGCCCAGTACATGCCCAGGCGCCAGGATGTCACCCGTGCGGCTCACAAGCGACTTGACGGCCTCGATGCAGTCATCAGGCGTCACGACGACAGGCGCTTCGGAGATATGCTTCTTCGCTGACGGCGCTTCGTCCTCGGGCTCGTTCGTTCCGACCTTAGGCGGACGGCCGCGGCGCGGTGCTTTAGCCTCGGGGAACTGGACCACGGGGCCGTTGGCCACAGGCGCATCGACCGAATCCACCAACAGCGGATTGACCGCTTCGTCGGCCTTGAGCTCCCGGCCCTCGCGAATCACCTCTGGCGCAACCGGCAATCCGACCTTAGCCAGGCTGCTGAGCTCGTTGCGCATCTCCTCCACGTTCTCGAATGTCATCCGCAACTCGATCGCCATAGTGCTATCCTTTCAATTGAACAGCGCGTTGATATCGGCCAACTTCCTCGAGCACGCCCGCGCGATGTCCTCATCGATGCTGTCCGGGATGGTGGCGATGCGCGCGATGCACGCAGCCCGCTGGCCAATGCGGTGGATGCGCATGATGGCTTGCTCGTTGTCCCCTGGAACCCAAGACTGCTCGACAAGCACCACATCCGAAGCAGCATTGAGTGTGATGCCCGTGCCGGCCGCCTGCAATTGGCCAATGAACACAGGACAGCGGCGGCTACGCTGAAAGCGCTCTACCTCATCGGCGCGCTCGCCCGGCAACGATGAGCCAGTAAGCACGGCCGGCTCGAAGGCACGCAGCGCCACGGCCATGATCTCGATGACCTCGCGGTGATGAGCAAAGAGCACCACCTTGGAAAGGCCTGACGCCAACTGATCCTTCACCCATCGCGCCACTGCATCGGCCTTGACCACGCCGATCGCGCGCCGGTATGTCGCCATCGTCTCGCCCAAGCCCTTAAGCCCGGCCAAGCCTTCGCTGTTCAGCACCCGGCGCACCTCGACAGCGAAATCCGACAAAGCCGTTGGGTCGGTCGCCTCTAACGGCAACATGGCGATCCGCAAAGGCGGCAGATCGGTGAGCACATCGAGCTTGCGGCGGCGCAGCATGATTTGCGAAAGGATGCCCTTGAGCTCCGGCACGCGTTTGGCGCCGACGATCTTGGCGCCGAAGCCGGTTTCGACCAGGCGGCAGTAGCGCTGGGTGAACTGGTGGAAGTTGCGCGGCTTGGCCATGCCGCGCGGATTGGGAGCGCAGATGAGCCCCGGGAACACGGCGTGCAGCATCGGCCACAGCTCCGAGGCGTTGTTCGGCGTCGGCGTGCCGGTCAGAAGCCACACCCTGCGACATTGCTTGACGAAGCCGCCTTCACAGTCCTTGCCGAAGATGACCTTGGTCCGCATGGCGCTGGGCGTCTTGAGGTAGTGCGCCTCGTCGATGATGACCAAGTCGAAGTTGGACTTTGGCGGTATCATCCCCTTGCCCATAGAGGTGTTGCGGAAGGCGTCGTAGGACATCACGCGCCAGAGCTTGAGAATGGCGGGCCCGCCCCAGCGACGGAGCTCGTCCAGCCACACAGCGCGCACGCTCGCGGGGCAGATGACCAGCACATTGGTGAGCTTCAAGCGCAGCGCGGCAATGACGGCCTGCGGCGTCTTGCCAAGGCCCATCTCGTCCGCCAGCAGCGCGTCGGTCCGGCCCATAAGCCACTGCACACCCGCTTCCTGGAAGGGGTAGAGCGCCAAAGGCGGATTGACGTTGATCATGATTGCCGGCGGCCCCACCAGCGCCGGAAAAGGCTAAGGCAATCGGGGCAAAGGTCCGCGGGCGCAACACCGATGGGGAAAGTCTCCTCGTCCGCTACCCCATCGACCTGCATCTTGATCCAGGCCCATCGCTGCACAACGGGCTCTTCAACCCAGCCGCAGCGGTCGCAAGTGTATCGCGACTTCAGGATAGAGGTGTCCTGACGCGTCATGACGAGAACGCCGTCGGCGCCAAGCCCATCCGGTCCAAATGCTTGACGAGATCCTTGAGGCCATTGCGCTGGGCGAGCGCCATCCTGCAGAAGGACACCAGCACGTCCGCCGCCGCCTTATCGTCATCGAGGCAGAACAAGGTGAGCGACATGGCGCGCACGCAGCCGGCCACCACGCCGACCGGCGCGTCGGAGCGCGCAGCCAATTGGAACATGTCCCGCTCGACTTGGTGGTCCTTAGAGCCTGAGTCCAACGCCTGCTGGACGAGAAACGCCTCGAACAGATCGACGATCGCGAAGCCGTCTGGATGTTCCTTGATGAACTGTTCCGTGTAGTCGGCAGGTATGCTCATGGGGCTCATGACGTATCACCAGCGGATCTTTTTGGCGAAACTGTAATAGGCGATACAGACAAGCACAGCCATCGCCGCGCCCCCGAGCAGAATGCCTATTAACATGTTCAGCATGGTCACACCCATTCCTTGATGCCGTATTCGACGAGTGCATAGCGGACCAACGCGATTGCGTCGGCCTCGTTATCGTCCGCAGGGTTGAAGCCCAGGCTTCTGGCGACGGCGATCATCTTCGCCTTGTCGGCGTTGCCCTTGCCGGTGAAGTGCTTCTTGATGGTGGCCACGGGCACGGCCTGGTAGTCGATTGACGCCTCTTGGCAGTAGGTCTGCAGCATGGCCACGAGACCTCCATAAACATGAGCGGCACTCGTGCCCACATGACGCCGGACCTCCTCATAGGCCACGAGATCCGGCCGGATGGATTCGGCCGTCTCTTGCAATCGCGCGCGGAATTTGACGAAGCGCATCCCGCTCGAGTCGTAGCGACTAGGCTGGAACGACCATGAGCCAGACAGCATCGCGTTGTCGGTCGTCGACGCGATCGCGAAGCCGGTGCGCGTGCCCAGGTCGAGAGCCAGGATTTTCATGGGATTTCAGCCGGGTGGCGAACCGGCAACGGGCAAGGCATGCCAGGACTTTCGATTGTCGACGGGTGTTTTCGATAATGGATTTTGAGCTCGATCAAGCCCAACCGAGACAGGCTAGACGGCTTGATTATGCTGTGTCAAGCTTGAAATTCGAACTTCGCCAAGCCTCGCCAAGGATACATCATCATGACCGACACCCCCATGCGTGAGCATGCTTTGGCGCTTGCCGCGAGGGGGTTTCGAGTTTTTAAATTGGAGGTTTGGGGGAAGCATCCCGTCGTCGAGAACTGGCCAGAATCGGCGTCGTGCGATGCGGATACGGTGCGAGCCATGTGGACCCTGCCCTGGGGCGAGGCGCTCGACAACAATGTGGGAATCCTGGCCGGCGGCGATCTGATGGTCATCGACGTCGACATGAAGAACGGGGCTCATGGCGATGCGTCGCTGGACTACCTGGTCGATTCGCTGGAGCTCGATGTGCGAACCTTCACAGTGCGCACGCCGACCGGCGGCCGGCACATCTACTTCAGGACTGCCGGCGTTGAGGTCCGCAACTCGGTGCGAGCGCTTAGGCCAGGGCTCGATGTGAGGGGGTGGCATGGATACGTGGTCGGTCCGGGGAGCGAAACGTGGCAGGGCCGCTACGAGATCCTGTCGGACAAGCCGATCGCCATGGCGCCGGATTGGTTGGTGAACATGTGCGGACGCGCGCGCCGGTGCGCGCCCGAATCAGGAACACGCCCCGCGGCTGGCACGATAGAGCTCGATGCGCAAGCGGACCTGGAGCGGGCCGTGAGATGGCTCGAGGACGAGGCGCCGACGGCCGTGAGCGGCAATGGGCGTAACAACGAAACGTACAGGGTGGCAGCACGCCTGGGCGACCTGGGCGTGTCCGAGGCGCAGGCTGTGGTGCTGATGATGGGGCACTGGAATGAGCTGAAGGTGTTTCCGCCTTATGAATGGGAGCTGCTCGAGGCGAGGGTGGGGCACTCCTACAAGTACCGTCGGCGGCCACTAGGAGTTGCATCGCCGCTCGTCGAGTTCGATGCGGTCGAGCTCGCACCAGACCCGGTGAGGGTAAAACGCAATAAGAACAGCAAGCCGACAACCGAATGGGTGGACCAAGTCATGCCGGGCAACGACAATCCATACCTCATCAAGGGCTGGCTCGACGCCGGCATGATATCGATCCTCTATGGGGCTTCGGGAGCTTCCAAGAGCTTCGTGGCGCTCGACATGGGCTGGCACGTGGGCGCTGGGAAGGCCTGGAACGGCTGCGAGGTGAAGCGGGGGATCGTGCTCTACGTGGCACTCGAAGGCGGCGCCGGAATCAAAAAGCGGCTGGTGGCGTTGCGGACACGGCACGGGATAGGCTGCCACCTGGCCGCCATGCGTTGGGGCATCGACCTCAAACCAGGGAGCAAAGATGCCGCGGAGCTCGTTCGCTTGGCGCGTGAGGCCGAGAAGGAGCAAGGCGGGTTGCCGGTGGTGCTGATCATCATCGACACGCTCTCGCGGGCGACGGCCGGGCTCGACGAGAACTCGGCATCGGACATGAACGGGGTCGTGCGGGTCGTCGAGGGCATCTGCGAGACGCTCCAATGCCATGTCATGCTGGTGCATCACAGTGGCAAGGACGCCGCGCGTGGAGCGAGAGGTTCTTCGGCGCTGAAGGCGGCGACCGACACGGAGCTCGAGGTCGTCTCCGAAGGACCGGAAGGCACGCTCAGCGCCACCAAGCAGCGGGACATCGACGGGACCATGGAAGCCCCATTCGTCAGGGAGACGATCGAGGTTGGCAAGGATGCGGACGGCAAAGCTATTTTCAGCTGTGTGATCAGATGGCGATCGAAGGCCGATATCGAATTCGGGCCGGTCGAATTAAATGACGGACAAAGCCAGTTGCTAGAGTTCCTCGATTTATTGGACGAAGGAGACGGCGTGGTGGAATCCGATTGGTGGGCGCATGCGCAGGCCAACTGGAGGGAGAGCAAGCACGGAAAGTGGCGCTTGAGTTCAACTCAAGCGGCGCCGATCAGCCTAAGCAGATTGCGGGCAATACGCTTGAGTTTGCTTAAGTTGAGCTTGATTTATAAAAACGAGAAAGGTCAATGGTTTAGGCGTATAACTCAACCGTGATTGAGTTTGCTTGAGTTCATGCTTGAGTTCATCCCAAGGCTGATCGAGTTAGGGGGGTGGGGGGCCCCCTTAAGGGGGGGCCACCCCCCACACGAGCAGGGGCATCTCGATTTTCATGGAGATTTGGATGGCTAAGAGCATCTTCGAAATTTTAATTAATTTGCCCCCACCGGACGATCCGCGGTGGGACAAGGTCCGGCTGGACCTGGAGAAGCAGCGGCGCGCGATGCGGCGCAAGCAGTTGGCCATGGACAAGCGCCAAAGGCGGACGGAGCTCCGCGGCGCGCGACTGGCGGCCGTCACCCTGGCGCGCATCGCCGGTGACCCGGCCGGCCTTATCGGGCCGCCTGGTCAGTCCCCCTACGAGCAAGCTCTTGCGGTGATGCGGCCGGGCGACTGGTACCGGCCCGCGGATCTGGCGAGGCTGACCGGCACTTGGCGCGGTTGGGCGCAGGCGGCGTTGCGATGGGCGCTTATGAGCGGCCTGGTGGAAAGCCACAAGGACGGCTTTGGGCCGGGGCGTGGGCGCGGTTGCTGGCCTTACAGGCTCACGGATGCCGGCGAAGCGTGGCGGGCCTGTAGGGTGCCTCTGAAGGCCTTGGCGGGGCTACCCCAAAAAGGGGAAGGCCTGGATCAACTCCAGGCCTTTGTGGTTAGCGACGACAGTGCAACCGGAAGTTTAGGACAGATCGTCACGGGTCCAGCGTTCGATGCGCAGGATCACGCGAATGGTGAACAGCACGACGTCGTGGACGAGCGCAAGAGCGAACAGCAGCAGTCGCCAGGCGATCGGCAGGGCGTGCAGGAACAGCGGCAGGATGATGAGGAGAACGATGAAGCCGGTTCCGGTCATTTGGGATCGGGCCTGGGCAGAAGGACGAATTCGCGCCAGGAAACATCACGTGCGCAGTGATGCTCTTCGCCCCATGCCACGACCTGGCGCGTATCAGAGGTTATGCCCACATAGTCGGTGTCCTGTTCTTTCGCTTGTTCGGCGAGCTCCGGCCAATCGTCGAAATCCGGTTCGCTGTCGAGCAAGGCTTCGGCGACGGGTTGCCAAACCTTCATAAGTTTCTCGGCGAGATCGGGATCGTAACCGCCGTTGGCTATTTCGGTCATGGCGATGTTAGCGGTTTCGACGATGCCGGCTTGCGCTTTGTACCAGGTGCTCATCTTGGATGTTCCTTGTGTTTCGAGTGTCATCAGCCGTAGCGGCTGTCGAGTATTTCGAGGCAGATCAGCAAGGTGAAGGCGAGGAGCGACAAAAAATCTTTCATGTGCTTTCACCAGGAAGCGTTCCCCAAGGCAAGGAAGCGCGCCGGTTGTCCTGCCAACTGTCGGTGGCGGGATCGGAGCAGGGCACGACCCGCCAGGCCTTGACGGCCGTCCAACGCATGGCCAGGTCGCGAGCGTAGGATTCGGCACTGGCTTCGGTGTCGAAGCGCAGCATGTTGGACGTCCAAGCGTCGGGTGCACAGGAATAGGTCTGCACTTCGGCTTTGAAGCTTCGCGGGGCCCGGTGGCTGCGGGCGCAAAAGTCCCGGCGGCAAGCATCGCAATGGCCAACACCGTCGGCGGCTTTCGGCTTGCCGCAACTCAGGCAGTGGGCGCGAGGCTTCCGGCCGGCGAGTAGTCTGTGAATTTGCTTGGCTTCGCCTTTGCCGATCTTGTGGCCATGGCGATTGCTCGAGTCTATGGCCTTGTCGACTGCGATCGGATTGTAATCGGTCATTGGATGAACTCCGTTCCCTTTGGTTTGTGGCTTGGTTTCAGACCGGCTCGAGGTAAAGGCGGTTTTCGAGCACGAGATTGCCGACATTGACGCGGGAGATCTCGCCGTCGTCCCAGTGGATACGAGCCAGGGTGAAGCCTGGCGCGATGGTATCGAGCCGGATGATGGCGCCCCTGGCGAAAGGCGCCCACCCGGTGAAGATTCCCGTGTTGCGCAAGAATTCACGTGCGAACATGACACGGTCGGTTTTCTTGAATGTCATTGGATGAACTCCGTTTCCTTAGTGTGG